TAGCATCGGTCGAACACAGACTGCTGACAATCAAGGACGATATCGTAATCACTGACTGTCGATTCAAAAACGAACTTGATGCGGTCAAACGAGCAGGCGGCATCACCGTTCGAGCAAATCGAGGCCCTAAGCCCGAATGGTACGATGCGGCAGAGTCATACAACCGTGGCGAACACGGCAATCTATCATGGGCATTGTCAAGAAATCGACTAGAAAAACTAGGCATACACGCTAGTGAGTATAGTTCAATCGGTCTCGACTATGACTACAACATAGACAACAACGGGTCAATAGATGAACTACACAGTCAAATCAATCAACTTCTAGGTCACCAATACGCCAGGTGAATAGTTTGCGTTTGACTGCTTCAACACAGTTCAGACAAACACATTTGAGATTGATCAGGCTGCTGTCATTGAGATTACCGTTGACATGCCAGACAGTAATCTGACTTGACCATTGTGCCTTGAAGCCACATAAGTCACAGACGCTTTTCTTCTTGTAACCGTCCAACTCCCAGCGAGGGCGTTGTCGCTTTTCTTTTCTACCCTTGCGAATACACCCACTACAACGTGTTCGCCAGTGTCTAACGCCGTCACGATAGTAATTCGGCGCACATAGGTTCTTATTACAAGCACAACATACTGGTCTCATAGAACTATTTATGACCAACTCTTCGTGAAGAGCCTCATAACGAGCGTTTTTAGAGCCATTTTCATAAATACTCTTAGTGAAACTATTCACATAACTATTTAGAAAAAGGAAAAGACAATGGCTCTATCATCACCAGGCACCGAGATTACGATCATCGACGAATCACAGTATCTACCTGCCGCCCCAAATTCAATCCCACTAGTTATCCTTGCTACAGCACAGAACAAAATCAATGCTAGTGGTACTGGTGTAGCTGCCGCAACTACTAAGGCTAATGCTGGTAAGTTGTATCAAGTAACAAGTCAGCGTGATCTTATTACTTATTTCGGCAATCCGTTCTTCTATAAGACAACAGCTGGTACCCCAATTCAGGGTTACGAGTTGAACGAGTATGGTCTACTAGCCGCCTACAGCGTACTAGGCAGCACTAACCTTATCTATGCGGTTCGTGCTGATATCGACCTAGCCGCCCTAGTTGGCAAGACAAGTCGCCCAAGCAGTACTCCAGATAACGGCAGTTGGTGGTTGAATACTGACGATAGTTCATGGGGTATCTTTGAATTTAATAAAGATGCTGGTACATTTACTAACAAGAAGCCACTCATTATTACGGATTTGGCAGATGTAGCTAGTGATGGTCAGCCTCTAGCTAGTATCGGTAACGTAGGTGACTATGCTGTTGTTTTGGCTTACGTAAGTGGCTCACCAGACAGCTACAGTACATACTGGCTCAAGGTCAGAGACCTCAGTACAACTCCTGTCAGCACAGAATGGGTAGCGGTTGGTAGTACAGAATGGCAAACTTACCTACAGACAGTTACTGGATCGACCACAAGTCCAGTCATCACTGGTACTACTGCTGGTAAAATCGTGTTCAGTACAGATGATGCGGCTACAGTAACAGTGGATGGTATTGTAAGTAGCTCTACATCGCCAAGTATAGAAGGCTCTACGCTAACAGTAACTCAAGTTGTTAGTGGCTCAGCTCCTATCGAAGTAGGCACACTAATCAGTGGTACAGGTATCCCAGAGGGTACATATGTTACTGCTCTAGGTACAGGCACAGGCGGTACAGGTACCTATACTGTTAGTACAACAAATACAGTTAAAGCAACTAAGACAGCAGTTGTCATCGGCGGCATTGATGACGGTACAGCGGCATTTACGGCTGCTGGCACAACACTAACAGTCAGTGGTGTAACTAGCGGTACACTAGAGATTGGTACATACATTTCCGGTACAAGTAACCCAGTAACAGCTGGTGCCTTTACAACAAGCTCATCTTACTCAATCGTATCGCTAGGTACTACAGATTGGACAGCAATCGGTGGCACAGCTACAGCTAGTATGACAGGCTTTACTGGTAACGGCGGTGTATCTAATGCACTAACAAACGTTCAGCTAGCAGTAACAGCAGTCACAAGTGGTACACTAGTCGCTGGTAGTTACATCAGTGGCCTAAACATCACTCCTGGTACAAATATTCTATCACAGTTGTACAACTGGACAACAGAGCGCACATACTCTTCTCTAGGCTTAATCAGTACAAACACAATAATATTAGATAGTGCTAGTGGGGTAGCAATAGGACAATTAGTATTAGCTGTTGATTCAGCAGGTGCTCCACGTAGCGGCATCCCAGCAGGCACAACAGTTACCGGATGGGATCCTGTAACATTTACCGCTACTCTAAGTAACAACTTGACAGCGGCAGCAGTCGCTGGAGATAAGTATCAATTCTATACCCCAGTATCAGCAACAGTAACAGCTAACGGCGGCAAGGGTATCTACAAGATCAGCGAACCTCAAGACGCTGCCAGTGGCACAGTCATTGGTCAGCCAGCTGTAGGCGCATCGTTTATTCCTACAGGCGCAGGCAGTGGTAGTGGTACAGCAACGATGTCTATTGCGGCAGGCACATACATCACTGCTCTGGGTACAGGCGCAGGCGGCGCAGGTACTTACACAGTCAACGCATCACAACTAGTAAAGTCTGGTACAGTAAACGGCTATCGCAATACAATAGTAGGCCGTGATAGTTCCACTGTTACCCTATCAAACGGCAACACTATAACTAACATCAGAGCATTGGTGGCGGCAGCAAACATTCCTTTCTTGGATGCTAAGAGTTATAACAATCAACTAAATCTGTTTGTTACTAAGCCTAATGGTAGTATTACTATCGGCGGTGATAGCGCTACTCTAGCGGCTATTGGTATTACTGCTGATACATATGCCGCTCCAGGAGTCGTTTATGGCACTAATGCGGCACAACCATTATGGAGAAGTACTGACAGTAACCCACATCCAAATGGTAGTGTATGGATCAAGACAAATAATGCTAACAGCGGTATGAATCTAGCATTGAGTCAGTATAGTAGTGCTACTGGTGCGTTCACTAACAAAACAGTAACAATCGCTACAAGTGATCAGGCAGTAAACAATACACTAGACTCAACAGGTGGCAAAGCTATTCCGTTGAACACAGTATACGCTTGTGTTGCTCCTACGTTAAATGTATTCACCGGTCTAGCTGAACAACATACTCCGCTACAGTTCTTCTATAGAGCACAAGCAGGTGCCAGTGTATTCACCGGCACAGTATCTAGTCCAACTGGATTCGAAGCAAGCGCACAATTTGCTGTACAAGTAAGTCAGCCTGGTTCAACTACGATGTTGACATCTAACACCACAGCATACGTGGTAACGATGCCTGCTACAGGAACAGGTACAAGTGGTGCCATCATCGGTGCTGACTTTGTTACAGCATGGACAACAGCGAATATTCCATACACTAAGTGTGAATTAGATAGCGTAACTGGTGCTATCGTTCTTACTCATACAGAAGGCGGAACTATCTCTCTAAGCGATAGTCTCAGTTTGAATGCTAACCCAGCTAAAGCAAGTCCGCTAACTGTTGCCGGTTTCACAGTATATGATATGTCAGCCTCAACAGGCACTATAGGTGCTAAACATGGCCTCTACAAGACCAATAACGTAACTGCCGTTGCCCCACTCGCAACAACTGGTGGTAGTGGTGCTGGTCTAACAGTAACTCTTACGACCGTTGGTTATACACCTACATTCGGCATTAGTAGTGGCGGTAGTACATACGCTGTTGATGATGTTGTAGCAGTGACTGGTGGCAACGGTTTCGGCGGGTCAACATACCAAGTCAAAGTAATCTCAGTTAACGGATCAGGCAGCGTAACAGGTCTACAGTGGTACAGTGGTCTAGCTACGCCTCTCCACACAGTTCTACTAAGTGCTTGGGAACCGTTCGACTACGTAAGTCAGTCAACAACGCCAGTCAACCAAGCAACAGATGGCACACCATGGTTCTACTCTGTAGTCAACCAAGTTGATCTAATGGTCAATGTTGGTGGTGTATGGAAAGGCTATCAGAATGCTCTATATGATGATAGCGGCTTAGCATACACAACAGGTACAGCAAGTACAAACGCTACTGGTCCTATCGTTAGTGCTAGTGAACCAACTGCTCAAACTAACGGCAACGACTTAGTATTCGGTGACATTTGGATCGACACAAGTGACCTAGAAAACTACCCAATCATCAAGCGCTGGCAGCGTACTAGTGGTGTCAATCAGTGGGTAACACTAGACAATACTGATCAACAAACAGAAGCAGGCGTACTATTCGCTGACGCTCGTTGGGGTAGCGACGGTAGTATCGACCCAGTCAACGATGCGATTCCTACAATCGTAAGTCTACTAGCAAGTAATTATGTTGACTTAGACGCACCTGACGCAACTACCTATCCACAGGGTATGATTCTATTCAATACTCGTCGTAGTGGTTACAACGTCAAGCGCTTTACTAAGAGCTTGTTTACTACTGCTAACTATCCAGATGCTGGTACCTATGATGCTGCAGATACTACTAACATCACTAATCTGCCAGCACAGACTTATACATGGGTAACACAGAGTGGACTAAAAGCAAATGGTTCTCCATATATGGGTCGTAAAGCTCAACGTGCTATGGTCGTACAGGCTCTAAAGAGTGCTGTTGATAGTAGCAGTGAGTTGCGTGAAGAGTCAACAAGTTTCAACTTGATGGCTACACCAGGCTACGCTGAACTACAGCCTAACATGGTAACACTAAACAATGATCGTAACAATACTGCTTACATCATCGGTGATACACCACTACGCTTAGCAAATGATGCTAATGCTATCACATCATGGGCAACAAATGCCACTGGCGCGGTAGCAACTGGCGAAGACGGCTTAGTCGGTCGTGATACATATCTAGGTATCTACTACCCAAGTGGTATCGCAACCGACCTAACAGGCGCAAGTGTAACAGTGCCAGCATCACACATGATCTTACGCACGATGATTTACAACGATAAAGTTGCTTACCCATGGTTCGCACCAGCCGGTATGCGCCGTGGTGTCATCGACAACGCTACAAACATCGGTTATATCGATGCTGGTAGTGGTGAGTTCCAGACAACTAAGAATCGTGTTGCTCTGCGTGATGTTCAGTACAATAACTTCATCAACCCAATCGCATTCTTCCAGAACGTTGGCTTGTTGAACTACGGTAACAAGAACTCATTCGACAGTCAAAGTGCTCTAGACAGAACAAACGTTTCTCGTTTAGTCTGCTACATACGTGACAGATTACAAGTTGCAGTTCGTCCGTTCATCTTCGAACCTAATGACGAAATGACTCGCAGTCAAATCAAAGACGTAGTAAGTTCACTATTCGCTGACATTAAGGCCAAGCGCGGCGTTTACGACTATCTAGTAGTTTGCGATAGTAGTAATAATACCGCTGCACGTATTGATCGAAGTGAACTCTGGATTGATATTGCTATTGAGCCAGTAAAAGCTGTCGAGTTTATCTACATCCCAGTTCGTATTTTGAACACAGGTGAGATTTCAGGCGCTTAAAGAATAAAGAGGACCTAGTGTCCTCTTTTGAAGATAAATAATATTAACAGGAGAAACAATAATGGCAATATCAGGATACAGTGCTTTAAGCGCAATGTCAATACCAGGAACAGACGGTGGTACTGGAAAAGAAGGGCTATTGATGCCCAAGTTACAGTACCGATTCCGTGTAACCTTCACGAAACTTGGCGCTAATGACAGTCCACTTCACGTTACAAAAAACATAGTGGATGTTACTCGTCCTAACGTTACCTTTCCAGAAATTCCACTAGAAATTTACAATAGTAGAATCTATGTTGCTGGTAAGCCAACTTGGGAGCCAATTACGTTCAACGTCAGAGATGATGTCAATGGTCAAGTTGCTCAGCAAATCGGCAATCAGATTCAAAAGCAGATGGACTTCCAAGAGCAAGCAAGTGCGGCTACTGGTGTAGATTACAAATTTACAATGGCTATTGAAATTTTAGATGGCGGTTCTGGTACTAGCATCAATGTACTAGAGAAGTGGGAATTATATGGTTGCTATCTAAGCGCCACTAACTACAACTCTCTAAACTATGGAACAAACGAAGCAGTAACTATCAGTTGTACAGTGCGTTATGATAACGCTCTACAGTTTAGTGGTGAAGGTGCTTCTACACCAGTTGGAGCAGCCGGTGTTGCCGCTGCCACTTCTGCAAGAAACGACGATACTTCAGGCACAACTGGCTAATAAGTAATGTCGGGATTCTTTCAACAATACTTGGGCGGTTTCGCTAGTGGGTTATTTGATAATCCCTACTTGCGTACTGCCCAACATGGCACTAAAATATTTGAGGCAGATGGGTACGCTAATGCTCCTAAACTCAAGTTCCTGTTTCATGTGTATTTTGAAATTAATAAAGACCTAATATCATCTGATCGCAGTGCGTTTCCTGATGATGTAATTCCGAGTCTATTAGTCAAAAACGTTACGCTGCCAAAATATACAATGACACTGGCAGAAATGAATCAGTACAATCGTATACGATACGTACAGACAAAAATAAAATATGATCCCGTCACCATCACATTTCATGACGATAACAGAGGATCAATAAAACAGTTGTGGTATAACTACTACAGTTATTACTATAATGACAATACTTCTGCTAGACTTAACCCCGATGATGTTAGTATAAAAAATACATACGGACCAGATATTAGTGCTCAGCAAAGCTGGGGTTACTTAGGTGAGCCTAGTACAAGCGCATCGGCAGCCGCCCTGAGTCAACCTAAGCCACAGTTCTTTAAAACAATCAAAATCTATGGCTTCAATCAACATAACTTTAGCCTTTACACACTAGTCAATCCTATTATTGAACGCTTCGATCATGATACATATGATTACGCTCAAGCAACAGGGACCATGGAAAATAGAATGACTCTTCGCTATGAGACGGTAACTTATGCTGAAGGTGCCCTCAACGGAACAGCACCAGAGAAAATTGTTCAGGGCTTTGGCACAGAACAATACTATGACAAGACAAAGAGTCCAGTGGGATTACCTGGAAGCAACGCCTCGATCATGGGCAAAGGCGGACTTGTTGATGCTGCCGATGGCGTTATTGGTGATCTAACAAAGGGCGATTACTTAGGCGCTCTACAAAAGGCTGGATCTGCGGTCAAATCAGTCAAGAAGGCAGGCGGTCTAGGCAATGTTATCAAAAAAGAAGCAACATCGGCAGTATTAGGCGCCGCGTCAAACCCAAGAGGAGTGTTTAACTTTATTTCGGCCAATAGTGGCGCAAAAGCAACAAATAATACTCCAGACACTCAACCACCCAAAATCGCTAACCCGCCATAAACTCCCTGATAAATACTCAAGGAGTACAGCATGGCAGATAGAACACAAACATATTTCAAGAATTTTGATGACGCAGAGTTAGTAGTAAATCAAGCTACTTATGAAGTGGTGCTTTCTTTCTTTCGTGGTCTAACTACAAGCGATAAGACTGCTAAAGCATACGCAGAAAACTTATTCAAGATTGCTCAATCAACAGAAGAAGATGTACTAACACTACTACAAGAATTTGAAGGCAGTGATAGTTTGAAAGTTACTCTTATGATGGCGTACTATCTAAACTCATTCAGTGACAAAACAGTTATGTACGGCATCACTGATGTTGTAGCGCCAAACAATGTTGTAGCAAGAAACATCGTACAATAATGGCTAAGTTTGCGCAAGGCATTTATGACATCAAGAACCCACAAAAATATGTAGGCTTAGGCAAGCCACGTTATCGCAGTGGCTGGGAGATGACGTTCATGATGTTCTGTGATAACAACGATCACGTCCTACAATGGGCTAGCGAATCAATCAAGATTCCCTACAAAAATCCACTAACAGGCAAGCAAACAATTTATGTGCCCGACTTCTTAGTAGTGTATCAAAACAAACAAGGGCAACAAATCGCCGAGATGATAGAAATAAAACCCAAGAAACAAACTATAATCGAAGACAATAGAGCAAGCATGAAGATGCGGGCAACAGTAGCAGTAAATCACGCTAAATGGCAGGCTGCTCATGCTTTCTGTAAGCGGGCAGGCATTACTTTCAGAGTCATTACTGAGGACGACATTTTTCGAAATGGTTCTAAGTAAGGTCTAAATACCTATTATGACCAAGCAATTACAAGACCTATTCGATTTGCCGTCCGACGACGAAATCAAAGACGACATAACGCCACAAGTTCCTGATGAAATACCCGAGAGCTTCATCTCCGAAGAGACACTAGACACAATAGACAAGATTGAGAGCGCCCTGCCAGCAGTGAGGGGCTTAGAAGCAAGCGATCAAGAGATGGACGAGCTAGGAGGACTAGCAAAAGAAGCGTTCAACAACCTCATGGACCTTGGAATGCAAGTCGATTCACGCTTCTCAGCAGAAATCTTCAATTCGGCCAGTTCGATGCTAGGTCACGCAATCACTGCTAAGACAGCAAAAGTCAATAAAAAACTCAAAATGCTATCTCTACAGCTACAACAGGCTGAACTTGAACGCAAATTAGCAGCGGCCGCCGCAAAAGGCGAATCAGTCGCTGAGACTACTCCTCTA